GACCTTGACAAATACATCGACTATGACCTACAATTTGAAAAGAGTTTTGTCGAACCTCTCAAGGCAATCCTTGATGCGATTGGATGGAATGTAGAAAAAACTGTAAACTTGGAACTATTTTTTGGCTAAATGGAACTGCCTATTAACGACAAAGAACTCGCTACAATCGTAAGTGCTCTCCGCCTTGGTGGCGATGCTGCTCTCTATCAGAAACTCACTCGAATCAAAGAGATTCGAGATGCTAATCCAGGTGGAGCTTACAAAAAAATTGCCCGTGAAGAATTTGGATTTGTAATTTAATGGATTTTTTAACTGAAATTGTAAAAGAAATCGGTGATGACTACACAAAACTCGCATCCGATATTGAAGATACTGAAGAATTTGTGGACACGGGTTCGTACATTTTTAACGGACTCGTATCAGGTAGTATCTTTGGTGGTGTATCTAGGAATAAGATTACTGCCATTGCTGGCGAGTCTAGCACTGGAAAAACTTTTTTCAGTCTCGCCGTTGTCAAGAACTTCTTGGATTCTAATCCTGATGGGTATTGCCTATATTTTGACACTGAAGCCGCTGTTAACAAGTCTCTTCTCGCAAGTCGCGGCGTTGACCTAGATCGTACTGTTGTAGTCAATGTTGTTACTGTAGAAGAGTTCCGTAGTAAAGCACTGAAGGCAGTTGACCTTTACCTAAAAAAACCTGAAGATGAACGCAAACCTTGTATGTTTGTGTTAGACTCTCTGGGGATGCTCTCCACTGAGAAAGAAATTACTGACGCACTCAATGATAAACAAGTTCGGGATATGACCAAATCCCAACTTATCAAAGGTGCTTTCCGTATGCTT